GAAAGAAAATGGCGGAGAGAGTGGGATTCGAACCCACGGCACATTGCTGTGTCACTGGTTTTCAAGACCAGCTCCTTAAACCGCTCGGACATCTCTCCGAATGCCGGCCTCCAAAGCCGTGAGTTATCTTATCATATCAGGCCGGGTTTGTCAATTCCTTTTAGAGAAACCCGTGAATATTTTAGGAAGAAACCTTGATGTTCCCATGGGAAAGTGCTATACTAATTCAATAAAATAATGCAACTGGAAGGTGTTCCTGTATGACAAAAATTGATATTTATTCTGGCTTTCTCGGCGCTGGCAAGACAACGCTTATCAAAAAGATGATCAAGGAAGCCTATCACGGCCAGAAAATTGTCCTCATTGAGAACGAATTCGGCGAGATCGGCATTGACGGCGGCTTTCTGCAGGAGGCGGGCATTCAGATCACGGAGATGAACTCCGGCTGCATCTGCTGCTCGCTGGTGGGCGATTTCGGCCGCGCGCTCAAGAAGGTCATTGCAGACTATGCACCGGATCGTATTCTGATCGAGCCGTCCGGCGTCGGCAAGCTGTCCGACGTCATCGGCGCCGTGCGCAAGGTTACGTCCGACGACGTGCAGCTTGGTAATTTCGTGACCGTGGCGGACGCGACGAAGTGCAAGATGTATATGAAGAACTTTGGCGAGTTCTACAACAACCAGATTGAGACGGCTAACACCATCATTCTCAGCCGCACCGACGGCATGGCAGAGGAAAAGCTTGACCAGTGCGTTGCGATGATTCGTGAGCACAACAAGGACGCCGTGATCGTCACGACCCCGTGGCCGGAGCTCACCGGCGAGCAGCTGATGGAGGCCATGGAGCAGCGCAGCACCATCGCCATCGAACTGGCAAAGCTGGAGGAAGAGGCGCACCATCATCATGACCATGACGATGACGACGAATGCGACGATCCCAACTGCGCCTGCCACCATCATCACCACGACGATGAGGAAGATGAGGATGAACATGCGCATCCTCATCACCATCATCACGATGACGACGATGAGGAAGACGGGCATGAGCATCACCATCACCACCATGATGACGACGAGGATGAGGAGTGCGACGACCCGGACTGCGCCTGCCATCACCATCATGACGACGAGGATGAGGACGAGCATGCGCACCACCATCATCACCATCACCACCACGGCCATGACGCCGACGAGGTTTTCATCAGCTGGGGCGAGGAAACGCATAAGAAATTCACGAAGGCCGAGATCGAACGCATCCTGAAAGCGCTCGAGGACGCGGATACCTATGGCATCGTCCTGCGCGCGAAGGGCTATGTCGCAAACGCCGAGGGAGAAAAGTGGATTCACTTCGATTACGTTCCCGGTGAGCCTGATATCCGCGACGGCGGCGCGATGGTCACGGGCCGCATCTGCGTGATCGGATCGAAGCTGAACGAAGAGGCTGTCGCAGCGCTCTTCGGCGTGGAAAAGCAGTAAGGAGTTTTCTCTATGGCTATGCCCGATATCCCCATGTACGTCTTTACCGGCTTTCTGGAGTCCGGCAAGACGAAGTTCATTCAGGAAACGCTCGAGGACGAGCGTTTCAACACCGGCGAGCGGACGCTCCTGCTGGTTTTCGAGGAGGGTGAGGAGGAATACGACGTCTCAACCTATCCCCACAAGGAGGTCTACGAGCAGGTTCTGGACTATGAAGACCTGAGCCCGGAAATGCTGACCGATCTGCAAAAGAAATACCGGGCCGAGCGTGTAGTCGTTGAGTTGAATGGCATGCACCTTGCGGCGGATTTCTATCTCAAGACGCCGGATCACTGGAAGATCGCGCAGGAAGTCATGTTTGCCGACGCTTCGACCTTCCTCAGCTATAACGCCAATATGCGCCAGCTTGTCGTGGACAAGCTGGCAGGCGCGGAGATGCTGGTTCTCAACCGCATGGCCCCCGGCACGGACGTCATGCCGTACCACAAGATCGCCCGCGCCGTGAACCGGAAAATCGACATTCTCTATGAATACACCGACGGCTCGACGCACTATGACGATATCGAA